GATTAGCGACCCACCGATCATGGCAGAACTTGAACCCTTCCGGCGTTGTGTAAGCGCTCGCCTGGTTGAACAGCTCAGTCATCCCGCTAGGCCGCTGTCGATTACGTGCAATGATCTGATTCCATGCTTTGCGCGCATGTTCAGTGCGCAGCGTGTCTAGCTCGTCAGCGTGCGCGGTGTATGTTTCATAACCGACAATGCGCTCTGGGTTGTCCAGCGTGCGCATGATGAAATCACCAAAACCGGAGGAGCTGGTATAGATAGCGTTATCGTTTTTATTGTAACGATGCGCGACGCCGTGCTCAGCGAGCTTTAGTTGTATGCGCGGCGCTGTGATTAGGCGAACGAGATCAAACGTGGGCGCGTAAAGACCGACTAGCACCGATGCGCTCTGTGACGCATCAATGAGCGCGGCAGACGCCATTGTTTCGCTCTTCCCGGCACCAAAGCCGGCACAAAATAAACGGTACTTGGCTTTTAGTGTCAGGAATTCAGCTTGTGGCTTAGTCGCCTGTATCTGTAGCGTCCTGCCCGACAATTGATATCTCCACTCGTTCGACGCGCTTAGCGTCCTCTTCGCCTTCGCTGGGCTCGTCTAGGCTATAAGCCTGACGCTCGCCCTTGATGACCTTTAGCTGCGCATCCACGCCAGCGTTAAGCGAACGGCTGAACTTGTCATGATTATCTTCGGTGACATCCATATCGGCCAGGGCAGCACACAACTTGTCAGATATGCTTCGCCATTGCGCCAAACCCACTCGGTGCCGGAGCACGACGGCGGCGGCTTCACTCGACGCTTCCTCAACAATCTCGGCATCGGTACGCACTGCGTCCTGCGCACTTTTTGCGCGTACTAACTTGCGCCTAGCCTCCTGCTGAACCTGCTCTGTCAGGTCACGCTGCCAGTCATGCTTCTTGGCTCGCTTGCGGACAGTGCCCTCAGCGATGCCATGATGGTCAGCAATGCTTCGGATGGACAGAGAGCCCGCCCGGAAGGCGTGCTCAATGCTCTCCCAGTCGGGTGTCTTAGTCATATCGTTACCTATTCAGTTTCGCTTCCGGTGCGAGTAGGCAGAGATCAGGAACACGCCAATAATCCATCGGAGCCTTAGCCATGCTGATAGGCGTCTACTCGCATAGCGCCTCCAGCATCGCGGCTTGCTCATCAGAGTAGGCCCATAGCTCGTTAATGTAGGATTCGATCACGCGGTAACGTGCATCGCCGAGCGCATCCCAGAGGCTGCCTTGATCAATAATGGGCAGCACAGGCTGAGGCGGTGGCGTGCATTCGGGCGTGACGTGGATGTATTCGGTCGTCGTGCAGCCGCTAACGACGGAGAGTGCCGCTAGGGCGAGTACCTTTAGGGCGTTGATCGGCTTCACGCTGCACCTCGTTAGATTCTGTGCGGGCATTGGCCCTAGCGGTATCAATAGCGCGCTCTGCGTCGAGCACAGCTGATTTACTCTGCGCTTCGGCTTTAGCCTGGCTAGTGGCCTCTTTAGCCCTGTCACGCTGCCCGCTGACGAATAGCAGTGCAGCACCCAGTAGGCCGACGATCATTACTAGCGCGCCGGACAATTTCGCCCATAGACTACTCATCGATGTTCGCCTGCTTTATGACGCGAGCCGCGGCAGCAGCCACCGCCAGGCCGGACGACAGCGCCGCAAACGCACCGTCTGGGATAATGTCACTCCACAGCGGGAGCGTGGTTTCAGCAGCGGCCAGGGCAGCTGATAGCGCCGCGAGGCGAATGCTCCACATGCGCGAAGCTTGCTGTGCGTTGCTGATTAGTTTCATTTCTTTGATCCCCTCACGCGGTCAGCCGCTGCCATTAGCATGATGTCGATACTGCGCGGGCCGAGCCAGCCGCATATCACCGCGACGGCCGTTGACGGCATCCCCTCGAGTTCTAGCCAGACGTTCAGCCCAGCAGCGATTACACACATAACGACGAGTGCTGGTACATCGAGCATCAGCCGTCGTGTTAAAAATCTGTCACGTTCGCCGGTTTTAATCTCGGCAGTAATTTTTGCTATAAATCCCATTAGCACAGATCCCGCTAGCGTTATCGCCAGCAGCGCCTCTTGGAACCATCCGGAGTTTCGCCATGGCATCAATCAGGCTCCTGTGTCTATTTCTGTATACAGAGACACTGCCAGCCGCTCGCCGTAATCGCTCTCCACCTCGTTGCGCAGATTAACGATGCGATGAAACCAGCCGTAAGCGAAATCCTCTTGCCGCTCATCGCGCTCAGCGAGGCCACGGCAGAACGCGATACGCACGCCGTTGATTGACTCAGCGAGAACATGCACGCCAGCGCCGCCGCGTAGCTTGCGGTAATCAGTCAGCGCATTCAGCGTGGCAGGGCCAACGACGCCGTCGACTCTCATGTCAGGAAACAGCTTGCCGCGATTGTTGAGGACATTAAGCGTTCGCTGCAGCTCTTGTGCTGCTCGGCCTGGGCCGGAGTGCACGCCAAAATCGAATAGGTATTCAGCTAATGTCGCGCTAATCGGCGCGATGCTATCGAGGCGAATACTGTTCCAGTAGCGGGATTCATAGATGCGAACGGCCAGCGGCTTGGGCAGTGCGCGCATATCGCCCTGGTAGCCATTCTCGCGAGCAACAGCGCGGGTGATGCCGTAATTAGTAGGGCCGCCGCGATCAGACTTGTGATCTACGAAACCGCCTTCCCGGTCGATGACCGAAGCCACCAGCCTTTTTTTTAGGTTGATAGCCATTACGAAACCTCAGAAATAAAAAAGCCGCCAGGGTAGGCGGCAAGCAAGGAATAGGCGCCGCCCCATAGTGTGCCGGGATCAGAGCCGGAAGGCGGCAGAACGCAAAAAGCCCCGCTATTAGCGAGGCTTTAGTGTTTGGTATATGCAGTGATTAAAGAGAAGGTCAGAATCCGGCAGAAGTTTGGCGACCGAAACCGAACCCTGACCTACACCCAAGCCAGTGAGACTGACAAAGGTAACGCTAATATTTCATTTAACGGCTGGTGAAACGCAGTATTTCCAGCTTAGTGATTAGCCTATCAATAGACCTTCAATTAGTCAATATGTATTATGCCGCCTCTTTCATCAGTCGATTTGTCGCACGAGTCACATCAACTATCGGAGACATCGCATCACTCTCTAGCGCATAGAGAATGTCACCAATTTTATTCCACGCAGACTCCCAGCCATCCCGCTGCCAGTTGTCGGCGATAATCCTCACGCCCACGAATTCAGCACAGTAAAAGCACACCTCTCTCGGCTGCCACAGTGGGCGACTGCCATCCATATCATTTCGATCCTGCATCATGCGCGCTTGTATTAGCGCTTCTACGCGTTCTTTGCGTGCAGTGCGGTAACCGCTCCACTCTGGCGTTTTCGCTACGTACAGCTCAAGAATGGCCTCGGCAACATCATCTAGGTATTGGTTAGCTGCACCGGTATCGGCGAGTGATAACCAATGGCCAACAGAAGCCAGCAGGGGAGTCTCGCGCTCCATGCGCCGGATGGCTGAGTAAACGGGTATGTACTGGTCCCCGTAGCAGCCACCGCTCTTAACGCCGCTGGTTTGCACCTTACAGCCCGCTTCTTCGAGATCGGCAGCCGCCTGGTTGCGAATACCGCTCTCAAACGCATTTGCCCACGCCGCTCTCGGATTGCTGTCTAAATAGCTCATACCGCCCCCTGTTTATGCCCATCTGCGATGCGCATTTGTTGCGTTTTCGTGGCGTTATTGCGCAACTGTTGCGTTTTGTGGCCCTGCCGCGTTGCGCGTTCTTCTGCAACTACTTCATCCCAAACGCTTTTTATCCGTTGCGGTGTTGCGTGCGGGAATTTCTTCTCCCACTGTGCGTGTGTCGCTTTTCGGCTAGCTTGTGGCACCCTGAGCATCTGCTTTGCGACGTACTTCACCTCGCACTCTCTGGCCCATTCGTGCCACTCAGGCGGATAGCCGTTCACTCCACCCAGTTTGCGACCATCGGGCCATGTAGTAGGACGCTCGATCACGCGACCACCTCCACCGGTATCAGCTCCACCCAGGTTCCGGTTTGCGCCTTACGGTCTACCCGCGCAGGGCACATCGTCACGTTGCGCACGTACTGCTCTGTGTCGTCTTTCAGCACGCCCGCCTTGACCAGCGCGTCCTCGATCAGCTTTGCCGTCATGCTGTTGTTGCTGGTGTCACGCTTGCGAACGCCTTTGCCTAGTTGCGGCGTGAATATCAGGTCAACGCGGCTGCCTACGGCGGTTACTCCCTCGCTTCGTACCGTTGCCATGGTTGCCTTTAGTGCGTCGTCTTTGGCCTTCTTGCGCTTTGCCCAATGCAGCCCGGCATAGATGGCGTTGGTGCTTGGCCCCAGGTAAGGCACGAATAAGATCATTCCATGTACTCCCGTGGCTCGCCGTTCTCATCCATATCGCTCAAGAGGTAGGCAATAGCGCCGATGAAGGCCGCGGCGCCGCCGATCCAGATTAAGATGCTCATTGCTCTAGCTCCTTGGCACGTTTAGCGCTGGCGATAATGTCGTTCATATCCGTTTCGAGGTCTTTGTGGCCACG